TTAGAGCTGACAAAAAACCTGTAAAGGCTACTTGGTACTAACATGTGGTTCTCGGCAATTAAATTAGCCGTTTCTGCTGGTAGTAAAATTTATGCTAATAAGCAGAAGGCGAAAGTAGCAATGTCCGACGCACAACTGTTACATGCAGAGCGTCAAGCTCGAGGTGAGGAAGCTTACCAGGGTAAATTGCTAGAAGCACGTCAATCGGATTATAAGGACGAGGCAGTTCTCATAATATTGACACTGCCCATTTTGGTGCTTGCATATGGAGTCTTTTCAGACGACGTACAGGCGATGGACAAGATTAAAGTCTTCTTCGAGCATTTCCAGTCGCTCCCGTCATGGTTCACAAATCTCTGGATCCTTGTCGTGGCGAGTATTTATGGTATAAAGGGAACACAAATATTTAAAAACGGTGGTAAAAAATAATGAGCAAAAAATCTAGAAGACGAAATAAAAAAATTTTAGGAGCACTTCTATTAGGTGGATTAGGATTAGCTGCAAGAAATAAAAGAAACGCGGCTATTGATGCTGGAATTAGATCAGCAGAAGATGACAAAGGTTCTGATATGATGGAGTTTAAAGAAAAAATTGTTACTGTACCTAAACCTAAACCTGACGTTAATCCAATTCCAAGATTAAAAGTAGACTCAATAGGTCAAGTTTATAAAAAAGGAGTCAACACTGGTGTTGGAAACACTAACACTAAGTTTCGAAATACAAATAAAAACTTAGGCGACGGTGCTGGAATTTATCAAGGTGGTAAAAAAATCAGTGGTTTAAATCAAAAATCTATTAATGTTTTAAGTGATGGTAGCATTCAAAGTGGTGGCACTACATATCCAAATAAAGCAGCTTACTCAGCAGCTAAGAAAGCTGAACGAGCAGCTAAGATAGCTGAACGAAATAACTTTGTACCAGATTATAGTATGATGTCTGGAATAGGTCAAAATGATTTTGCAGCTAAAGATGGCGGACGTGCAAAAATGAAAAAAGGTGGCCGTGTAGGTTGCGGAGCTGCAAAACGTGGCTTCGGAAGAGCATTAAAAAAAGGGAGAAAATAATATGGCAAATCCAAACTATAATACACAAACAACTAACCCAAGAAAAAAACTAGCTTCTGGCGGAAGAACAAAAGCTATGGGTGGTGGAATGATGAGAAGAGATATGAGATCTGGTTATTATCCATCAGACATGGGCATGGAAGGTGGTGCTATGATGAAAAAAGGTGGCCGAGTTAAAAAAAAGAAACAAGGTTACAAAGATAGAAAAGATGAATCAATCGCTATGAGAATCAAAAAGAAAAGAACTAAAAAGCAATTAAAAGCTTCTAGAGATGAGTCTTATGGTAAGTTTGGTTCTGCAATGAAGAAAAAAGGCAAGATCAATAAATAAAGGAGAGTTATGGCGAAAGCGATAAGTAAAAGTAAAAATCCTGGTCTAGCTAAACTAGCTAAAAAGAAACCTGAGTTAGCAAAGAAATTTGGATACAATCCAAAAAGAATGGTTGCTAAAAAAGGTGGTAGAGCAAGGAAGAAAAAATAATGGCAAAGCTTTGTCCAAAAGGTAAAGCCGCAGCGAAGCGTAAATTTAAAGTGTATCCATCGGCCTATGCCAATATGTATGCTTCAAAAGTATGCAAGGGCAAAGTAAGAGCATCTGCTGCAAACGGTGGTAAAATTAGAAAACCAATGCGTGTAGGTGGCATGGTTATCGAGGACATGTCTACAATTATAGAAGTCTAATGGGTGATTTAAAAAAATGGGTCAATCAAAAATGGGTAGACATTGGCGCTCCAAAGAAAGATGGAAAATATCAACCTTGTGGAAGGAAATCTGCGAGCGGATCGAAACGCAAGTACCCCAAGTGCGTTCCACTTGCAAAAGCCACTCGGATGACAAAAGGCGAAAAGGCCTCTGCTGTCAAACGAAAAAGAGCAGCCGGTAATCCAGGCGGTAAGCCAACTAACGTTTCAACATTTACTAAAAGAAAAAAAATGAGTATGGGAGGCAGGGTATAATGCGGAAGCAAGATAACATGCCAGCAAGAAATAAAAAAAATTTTCGTCCTACAGAAAAGGGCGCAGGTATGACACGAGCCGGTGTCGCTGCCTATAAAAGAAAAAATCCCGGTTCAAAACTAAAAACAGCTGTGACTGGTAAAGTTAAAAAAGGGTCCGCTGCCGCTAAAAGGCGAAAATCATACTGCGCAAGAAGTGCAGGACAAATGAAACAATTTCCTAAAGCTGCAAAAGATCCTAACTCAAGACTGAGACAGGCACGTAGAAGATGGAAATGTTAAATGAAAAATGCAATACTAGACGCTTTAGAAGATAGATACGCAGCACAAATTTCAGAAGCAGATGCTACAATAAAAATATATTTAGAAAATTCTGTAGGCATCGGAGAACACCCACAACACATAGATGAAATCGATAAGTTGTTTCAAAAAATTGCTGATGCTCAAGAAAAGTTAGAAGCAATTAAAGATTATAGAGGAGACAGAAGTGCCCTTTAAATCTGAAAAACAACGTAAATATTTATTTGCAAAAAAGCCTGCCATTGCAAAAAAATGGACTAAAAAATATGGTGGCAAAATAAAACCAAAGAAAAGGAAAAAGAAATAATGGATGAACTAACTTTTATAGATAAGATAAGAAAAATAATAAAAATGAGACATGACGATATTGTATCTTCAATGGCATCAGGTGGTGTTGACAATATGGAGAAATATCAGTATATGTTAGGTCAGATACGAACGTATCAATATTTAAATCAGGAAATATCCACCCTGCTAAATAAAAAGGAGCAAAATGACAAAGACGGAACCATTATCAACATCAACTCAAAAACCGAAAATTGAGTTACCAAATAAAAAACTAGTAGGCGTTGAACCTACTAAGAAAAAAGAAATTGACGAATCATCAAAATTACCTTCTCCAACAGGTTGGAGAGTTTTAGTTTTACCTTTTAAACAAAAAGAAAAAACTAAAGGTGGAATCATATTAGCAGAAGACACTATCGAACGATCACAAGTTGCATCTACTTGTGGTTTAGTATTGGACATGGGTCCTCATTGTTACGACAAAGAGAGATATCCAGAAGGTCCATGGTGCAAGAAAGGTGATTGGATTATATTCGCAAGATATGCCGGATCACGTATCAAAATAGATGGGGGTGAGATAAGACTTCTCAATGATGATGAAGTTTTAGCGACCGTGGAAAACCCCGAAGATATCTTCCACGAATTTTAATCATAGAGGAGAAAAACTATGCCAGACAAAGAAGAAAAATTATCTAATGAGCAAATGGTTGATTTAGATACATCCGGACCGGGTGCAAAAGTAGAGTTACCAGAAGTAGAAAAAGAAGCAGATAAGACTTATGAAAAAGAGGTAAAAAAAGATGAAGCAAGTGTTACGTTCGATAATGAGCCCGATGACACAATTGAGAAACCTAACGAGCAGTCTGATAGCAGGGAAGTCAGTGCCGAGGGAGGAACTGTTGAGAAGAGCTCTGACGAGAAAAAAAGTGATAAACAACAAGACAACAGTCAAGCAGTTGAAGAATATTCTGAAGGAGTTAAGAAAAGAATAGCTAAACTCACAAAGAAAATGCGTGAAGCTGAAAGACAAAAAGAAGAAGCTTTACGTTATGCTCAAAGTGTAAAACAAGAAAGAGATCAATTTCAAACTCAAGCAACATCTTTAGATAAAAACTATGTTAATGAAATGGAAGGGAGAATTTCGTCGTCTATTGCAGCAGCGCAAGCTAAACTTGCAGCAGCAAGACAAAATGAAGATTCTAAAGCAGAAGTAGAAGCTTTAACCCAAATATCTCAATTAGGTTATGAACAAGGTAAGTTAGCTGAATTAAAAACTCAACATCAAGTACAGGAAACTGCAGCAAAAGAACAACCTACACAATCTAGACAACAATCAGTACAACAGGCCGCACCTCCTGCTAGAGACCCTAAAGCAGAAGCATGGGCTGAAAAAAATGAATGGTTTGGTAAAGATAATGCCATGACCTACACAGCTTTCGATCTACATAGGAAACTTACCGAAGAAGAAGGTATGGATCCTCAGTCTGACGAATATTATGAGGAAGTTGACAGAAGAATAAGACTTGAATTTCCCCAAAAATTTGATAGACCAGTAGAAGAAAAACAGACTAGTAAACCTACACAAAACGTTGCCTCTGCAACGCGTAGTACAAAGACTGGTCGCAAACAAGTGAGACTCACATCTTCTCAAGTCGCAATAGCGAGAAAATTAGGTGTGCCACTAGAAGAGTATGCGAAACAACTTATAAACACGAAGGAGGTATAGGCATATGGAAAATAAAACACCAACTCGTGCGAGCCAAACAAGAAAAAGTGATTCGACAAAAGTTGAAACACAATCAAAAACGGTAGCTCCAAAAGAGAGACCAAAAGTTTGGACTCCACCATCGTACTTAGATACGCCCAACGCGCCAGACGGATTCAGACACAGATGGGTCAGAATAGAAGTCTTAGGATTTGTTGATACGAAAAACATACAAGGACGCTTAAGGTCCGGGTATGAGTTAGTAAGAGCAGACGAATATCCTCAAGAGGACTTTCCAGCAATCGCCGACGGCAAATACGCAGGGGTTATCGGGCACGGAGGCCTAGTGCTGACTAGGGTACCGGAAGAGATCGCAAGGTCAAGACAAGAGTATTTTGAGAAACAAGCTCAAGATCAACAGACCGCAATCGACAACGATCTTATGAAGGAACAGCATAGGGGAATGCCTATCGATATCGATATGCAAACTCGTACAACCTTCGGTGGCAAGAAAAGTTAAAAATTTTTAACGAATCAAACCAGCGATTGAACATTAAACCGTGACTGGAGGCCCGCAAGGGTAGGTCACATAAGGAGAAAACAATATGGCTAATGCGTCAACAACTGGGTTTGGATTCAGACCCATTAAAATGGTTGGTCAGGCATATAACAACGCTGCTATGTCAGAGTACAGTGTTGCGGCTTCTTCTGCTTTAATTTCGCACGCATGTTTAGTGCAATTAACTGCAGACGGAGTTGTACTTGCTTCAGGAGACGGAGGGGCGAATAACCTCGGTACACTGAATGGAGTATTCTATACTGATGCAACTTCAAACAAACCAACGTTTAGTAACTTCTCACCAGCGTCTAATACTGCGACTGATATCGTAGCTTATGTTACAGACAATCCTCAACAAATGTATGAGGTTATGTCTGCTGATACAGCTTTCAATCAGAACGAAGTAGGCGAGTGTGCAGACCAAGTTAACGATGTTGGGGTATCTCCTCTGTTTATTTCGAAATCAAAAATTTCGGCTACAACAGATGCAGGTATCGCACAATTAAAAATAATCGGTGTTTCTAGAGATCCTGATCATTCTGATACAACTGCTGAGGGCTTTGCTCTTAGAGTTATGATTTGTGAACATATCTTAGGGAACAACGTAGCAGGGATATAAGGAGGAATAACTATGGCTATATCACGTAATCAACTAGTTAAAGAACTAGAGCCAGGTTTGAATGCTTTATTCGGCCTGGAATATAAACAGTATGAAAATCAGTCAGCTGAAATTTATACTACTGAGTCATCTGACAGAGCTTTTGAAGAAGAAGTT